CAGACACGTTCTTACACCTTTTAGTTCAACAGTAGATGATGATGGTGATTGGACACACACAGCGACAGACATTTCTGGTGAAGCTGCAAGTGTACAATCAATAGCTAACGCTGCATGGACTACTGCTGTGGGCAACGCATACAAAGCTATGCGCGAAGCACAGGGCTAATAAGTTATATAAATAATAGTAATAAGTGAATTGAAAATAGGAGACACTTGAAATGACTACAGAAAATAAAGAAACAATTAGTATTGATGATAAAAATTTTGTTGTTGAGGATATGACAGCTGAACAACAGTATTGTATTGCTCAACTAAGAGACTTGAATAAAAAACAAGGAAATCTTCAATTTCAAATGGATCAATTAACGGCTGCAAAATCAGCGTTTAATGCTACACTAACTAATAGCGTAAAATCAGAAGAAACATCAGAAGACACAGAAGGTGCCGAGACTGAGTAAAATGAGCATTTTACCCTTTTTATAAATACTTCTAATGAGGGGTGACTCAAATGCGTTCTGGAAATATCGAACTAAAATCTGATCTTGCAAATCTATTTAAAGATTTGGAAGAGGCTAAACGTGATAGTCGAAATGTAGTTTCTATTTCTAAACCAAAAATAGACCAATCCGATATCAAAGACCTCTTTAGTAGCTTAGAAGAAGCTTCTAAGGAGGTTCGGGTTGTGAAGAAAAAACGTAAAGATTACGTTGAAACAACACCAGCAGATTTGTCTAATCTTCTTCAAGGATTAGAAGAAGCTTCAGCTGAAGCAAAAAAATCAAATTCAAATAATGAAGATAAACTTAGTGAATTTTCTAATTTACTAGAAAAAATAACTGTTGTCGAAGAAACTAAAAAATCAGAAGAAGAAACTGATTATATAAAACCCTTTGAGGATAATCCAGTTGATGATATTACCAGTGATGTGTCTGCTTGGATTGACAAATCTAAAGAAGAAAATGATAAACTAGATGCACTTGAAGAGTTACTAACTGTGTCAGTAGATCAAGTTGCTAAAGATATTGAAGAAGAAGAAGTTGAGCTTCTAAGTAAACTAGATGACAATCCAAAACCTGTAAAAGAAGAAATAGGTATTATTGATGGTGCAATTTCACATCTAGACAATAAAAAGAAAAATAAAAAACTTACAGTAAAAGAAGAAGTTGATGATATCACAACTCTACGAAAAGAGTTTGATAATTTTAGATCACTTGTTGCACAACAAATTTCATCATCACAAATGTCTGGTTCTGGTAGTGGTGAAGTACGATTAGAATTTTTAGATGACGTTCAAAGAACTACTGCAAAAGTTGATGGTAAATTTTTAAAGTATAGTTCTTCTGCTGGTAAATTTATTGGCGTAGATGTAAGTTCTACAGCTGCAGCTGCAGACTTAACTGGTAATACTCTCGCCAGTGGCATAACTGCATCAAGTCTAACATCAGTAGGTACTCTTACTTCACTTGCAGTTAGTGGTAATGCTACAATATCTGGTAACCTCACTGTATCTGGCACAACTACAACTGTAAATCAAACACAAATAAATGTAACCAATGCATTTGTTTTTGAAGGTGCGACTGCTGATGCACACGAAACTACTTTTAGAATAAATGAACCAACAACTGATAGGATTGCTTCATTACAGGATAAGACAGGAACTATAGCATTACTGTCTGGATTTAAATTAGATGCTACAGATGGTTCTGCAAGTAATGATGGAGACTTTCTTGTACTAAATACTTCAGCTGACGAAAATGATCGTCTGTTATTTGAAGATGGAACAACAGACCCATTGTCAGTTTTGGCTTCTCACGGCATTACATTAGTTGGACAAGGTTGGAATGCTTTCCGCTTCGATAATACCTAAATAAGAGACAAAGGAAAAAAATAATGGCTATACCTACAACAAAAGCAACATTTAAAAGTTATTGTCTTAGAGCTCTAGGTTTTGGTGTTATTGATATAAACGTATCTGATGATCAAGTAGATGATCGTATTGATGAGGCGTTGCAATACTTTGCACAATATCACTATGATGGTATTGAAAAGATGTATCTAAAATATCAAGTAACTGAAGACGACATTACGCGAGCAAAATCTAATGATACAACAACTGTTACAGATTCTGTGGATAGTAGTGTAACTGCTTCATTTTCTGAAGGTAAAGGTTTTATACCTATGCCATCTTCTGTAGTTTCAGTAATTCAAATATTTCCTTTCGATGACTCTTCTACAAACAGTATGTTTGATATTCGTTATCAACTTAGATTAAATGATCTGTATGATTTTTCATCTACATCAATTATTCATTATCAAATGACAATGCAACAACTAGATCATTTATCTCATATATTGGTTGGTGAAAAGCCCGTAAGATTTAATCAACACCAAAATAGACTTTACATAGATATGGATTGGTCACAAGGTATAACTGCTGGTGAATATCTAATTATCGAATGTTATCGAAAAGTAGACCCAGCTGCATATAGTGATATTTTTGATGATATCTATTTAAAGAGATATGCAACATCTCTGATTAAAAGACAGTGGGGTGCAAACCTTTCCAAGTTTAATGGTGTTGCCATGTTAGGTGGTGTAACTATGAACGGAGAAGCTATCTACTCTCAAGCAATAGAAGAACTAAACAGATTAGAAGAACAGATTCAGTTATTAGTGGTTATCAGTGACCCTTTCATGGTAGGATAGAAATATGGCTGTCAACACCGCATTTCATACTAATAATCTACATTCTCTTGCATCAGAAAGAAGTTTATATCAAAACTTACTTAAAGAAGCAATACAGATTTATGGACATGATGTTTATTATGTCAATAGAACTACTGTGGCATTAGACAATGTATTGGGTGAAGATTCTCTTTCTAAATTTACAACTCAACATCCTATAGAGATGTATGTTGAAAATGCAGAAGGATTTGGTGGAGACAAAGAGATTATAAATCAGTTTGGTTTAGAGAACCGCAATGAGATTACCTTTGTAGTTTCTAAAGAACGCTTCCAAGAGATGGATAGTCAAATTGAATTAGAAGATGGTACAGATACTAGTGGCGGTTCTATTTTACTAGAATCTGGTAGTGTAAGTCAAGACAATAACTCTTCAATTCTTACAACTGTGGATGGAGATAATTTTTATATTATTATGGACACAGCAACAACTGATGCAGATAGACCACTAGAAGGTGATTTAGTTTACCATCCAGTAATTGCAAAAATGTTTGAAATTAGTTTTGTAGACCATGACGAACCATTTTATCAATTAGATAACAATCCAGTATACAAATTAAGATGTAAGCAATACGAATACTCTGGTGAAATTATTGACACAGGTATTCTAACAATTGATGCTATAGAAGATGGGTTAAGTTTAGATAGCACACAGTTCCAATTCACACTTGAACAACCAAGTATATTAGGTAGAGATTTAACTGTAGATATTACTGGATTTACAATTGATAATACTAATGTTACTGTAGACGGATTTACTGTTAGCTCTGATCCAAGATCATTTGGAGAAAGTATACTTCTTGAAAATTCAGCTGACACAGGTGAATCAGAATACTTAATTGCAGAAGACTATATAGTAGGCGATGGTAGTACCGACAAAACCGCACAGAACGAATTATTTGAGCTTCTTGATGATAAAGTATTAGACTTTTCTGAAAAGAATCCATTTGGGGATGCTGGGAGTTTATAAAAATGAATAAAGACAACTATATGTTAAACAGATTTAGGAGACTATAACATGGCATTTCAATCATTAGGCCTTGGTGGTGCTGCCAATGACGGCACAGGGGATACTCTAAGAGCAGCTTCTGATAAAGTCAATGACAATTTTTCGGAGATTTATACTCTTATTGGAGATGGAACTACGTTAAGTACTGGTATTAGTTCAACTTCATCAATTGTAACATTAACTGCTCCAACAATTACAGGTGTAGTTGGCGGAACACAAACCTCTGCAACCATTACAACTTTAACTGGAACTACTCTTAATGCAGGAACACTTGCGTTGGCAGCAGGTTCTGTTACAGATAGTTCGGGTGCAATTTCTTTTGGAAACGAAAACTTAACAACAACAGGTACAGTTACTTCCGCTGGTCTTACCATTGGTTCTGCAGTAATTAATGAAGCAGAATTAGAAACAATAGATGGTATTA